TTAAAGTCTGACTATTAGAACCCTTACTTAAATGGCCATATCCTGGAAGTTCATCAGGAGACATTTGGAAGGTCGCGAGAATGTTCCTTGCAATTTGGTCGTAAATGAATTCAAATGAATCATCTGCTTTATCGTTTGCAAATGAAAGCCAATCAATGCTCTCGGTTGGAGATATACCCATTAAAGGAGTACGGAATGAGTTTTGTACACCATTAATACTTGCTTGAAACTCTTGTCTGAATTTCTCTAATGTAGGAGAATCAACGTCATCCGATTTAATGACCAATGCTCCACGAGTAGCTCTACCATTTTGGAAATAAAGTCTTTTCCAGGTATCAATACTAATATGGGTAGTAATTGAAGAAATTGCAGTTTCAATTGGTGGTACAGGATATCCGTTCTTTTCAACATCTGTACATGGATAGAAGTCGTGCATCAACAATTCTTCATGAGTGAAATACTGTTTTGCAATACCTTCTACTTGTTGACACCACGCATACTTATCTTCTCTAAGTTTATCGTAATCAATTCCGATTTTATCGCCAGTAATTCTTTCAAGTTCTTTAATGGCAAGAATTCTGGTATTAACTCCAGCCTGCTCACCATTTCTTACTGTCTTAAAGATGGTGCCGGAATCGATTGGTCTAAAACGATTAAATGGGAATCTACCTTCTGCATCTGGTTCTGATTCTCTATCATAGATGACCTCTGTACCCATCCAACCAAAAGTAAGAGCGTTCTCCACAGAAAGGGCCAAATACTGACTTAAAGTCATTTTTTGTTGGTTTTCAAGACCTTCTGTATGACCGCAATTTAAGAGAATTGTTTCAAGTCTTTTAATTCGTTCTGTAACTTTTTCAAACTGTTCCGTATTTAAAAGTTTATAGAATTCAGGTTTGATTTTAATCTCAATACCTTTATCGAAACGATCGGCACGCTTCTTACCAAATTGGCTAATTTGACCTGCGCGAGTCCTTAAGATAGCAGCAACTAAGTGATCTTGAACCCTTACGAGTTTCAAAAGAGCATCTGGAATTTCATTTCTCTTAGCTTTAACTACACCGGCATAAGCATCGTTGTAATTTGGGCTTTCCATGAAGGTAAGCGCAGGAGCTCGTTCTGTGGCTTTTCCTATCGAATCATTTAATGCTTTTTGTAATGGACGTAAGGTGGTACTGTCAGCTTTTAACTGAGCAAGGGGATCCATGTTGATTTCAGCCGAAAGCGTCAGCGACATGTCTTTTTTTATTGCAGACTTTTCGTTATTTTCATCGCTCATATATTAACCCATCGACGCGAAAAACAGATTTGCAGTAGTAGCGCTCATGTTTGTAACCGAAAGAGAGTAACATGGGCCAGCCATAAAAAATACTGCTGGTTGGGTTACCCCATTGACCTGAAATGGATTTAAAGCCATAGCCGTTCCATTATTATATATCACGGAGACCTGTTGATCGCTCTCAAAATAGATAAAGGCAGCTGGTTGATAGAAAAGTATTTCTTCATTGGTAGTATTAGTTGCAGCCTGCGACATAGTCACGTTAGTAACGTTCGTAAAACCAGAAAATGCAATAGTTGCATCCCCAGTACCGCTCACCAAAGTTAGAGTTCCAGGAGCAGATGGAGGTGTCGCTCCCCCTGTAGAGACTAATAAGGACCCGCTCACTATGGTTCCAGAAACAGTGAAGTTCAGTCCATTACTACTATAAACGGCCCCAGCAGTCGCATTTGAGCCCGATACGGTGAAGTTGTATTGAATGGGGGCAATACTTAGAACGGTAGTTCCAACCGGGATTGAAGGTCCTACGATCAATTGATCTATAGCTATTCCTACAGGACTCCCGAATACAACCAAAAGAGGCGTACCGTTGATAGAATAGCTTCCAGAGTTCGTTATAGCGGAAAATGGATAAGGAACGATATTTGGGGTTGTTACCGAAGGAAGTACTTGAATTTGTTGATCATTTTCTATATTAAATGGAATTCCATTTATTTCTCTTAACCATTTAAAGTTATTTTGAGAAGGTACAGTAGTTGGGACTAAATCCGCGTAACTATTCAGAAAAAATTGTAGATTGGTTTTCATTAGGTATACCTCTTAGTAGTTAAGATTGGAAAATTTACTCAAAGCTCCAATGGAAGCCCCCACGCTTGCCCGTACCACCCTTCACTGTGGCCTTACCGAGAGCCCTATCTAGTTCTCTTTGCATCATTTCATGTTGTTCAGGGGTATGTTTTTGTGCTTCTGGGATATTGGGTGCAGAAGGATCCATAGCCGTAATATTGGGTCTTTGAGGCCCACTTAAAGGAAACATGTTCTGTGCCAAATATCTTAGGGAATCGCATATATCTGCAATACCAGCATCATCATCTGGAGTAGAAGTAACTTGTCCTTGACCATCCAGTAAGAATCTATGTTTCATGATGGCGGTTCTGACTTTTTTAGTACCTTCTGTTTCTAATACTTTTAAAAGTCTTATACCGGTAGCAGTCATTATTTTACTTCTAACACTTCCGATACCACCCATTACATCCTTGGTAAATTTTGGACACGGCATTCCATTCCTAACAAATGCTTTAATATAGGCCGGAGCAGACGTATCACAATACCATTTTCTTACATTGTATCTATCTTTAAAGTTTAATGCCACTGGAACCAAATCTTGTATTTCAAGTTTTGGACTAGCGAAACAATCTATGACCCATACTTCACCATTTGGGGCAGTGACCATAGCCAAAATAACCGCATCATGGGTATGTCCCCAATCCACACCACAAGAAACGGGCAGATCTAACTGTCTTATAATAGCGTAAATATTTTCTACGGTAATATTGGAAGGGGCCTTAGTACCAATTAAAGTTTCATACGCTTTCTTTATAGAAATCACGTTTCCTACATCAATTTTATCAGAGTATCTTGGGTAAACCAATCCTTCAGAACCCGGCTTCCAACACATTAATTCTGCAGAGGCTACATCAGAATCATTCTCCGCAAATTTCTGTATAACGCTCGTGATTGGTTTATAAAATCCACCAGTAGCAGTTTGTGGTTTCTCAGAAAGCCTAGTTCTACATACGGGAAGTAATTTACAGCCTACGCAGCCAGCATGAACATTTGGTAGCAAATCATACTTAACTTTCTCGATATCTGGAAGGCCATTAAATTCTTCTCCAGAAATTTGTATCAAGGGCAGTCCCTTCGCAACAAACATGTCTTTTTTTGGCAATTCTGGTTTATGTCTTGAAGTTGGGCATGCCTCTGTAACATCAAGGATATTCCAATTTAAAACTTTATAATTGGTTTCTGGCGCTGCATCTAAAGCATCTTGCATGTTACCAAAACTATATTTTCTAGTACTAAGATAGACCTTTATGCCATGAAATCCACGACTATATCCTGTTATATTTACCGCTTGCTTAATTGCCTTTTTATCGGCCAAGTCTAACTCATCTAGAAATAAAAAATTGGCATGCAAACTGTTCATACCCTTAGCGGTACAAATAACGATTTTAATGAAAGGGGTTTCTCCATTGGGAGTCCTGTATTGAATAGTACGCTTGTTTTGCGTCATATTCTCCCAGCCGCTGATTTCTAATAGGGCCGAGATCTTCATTACGAAATCGTTAATGTAACCAATTGCTACTGCCGATTGCGTTTCTGTAGCTGCACCATGAGCAACAGTTCTGGAAAAGTGCAACATCAATAAAAGTTCTAGAATAGCAACCGAAACGGTTTTCATTCCTTCTCGGCAAGACATTAGAATGAACCCAGGATTTATATCTCCAGAATTATTTTTTGCTGTATGGTATACCTGCCATATAGCATCTAGGGGTGAAGTGTTAGAATCGGGATCGGTTATTTCGAGAGGTAGTTCGAGATCGAGGAACATCCTAGCCCAATCCTTAACATCATCTGCACAGGTAAGAGGCGAGAACATGAGTTCCGCCATTTCCTTTTTTTGATCTTCATTTAGAGATTTAAAATTCATTTTTATTATTACAGCCCACGAGCCCTATTTAGGGCGGGATTCTGATAAGCATCTGGATTCTGACTTACCTTACGCCACTCCTCGTCTAGACTCGCTTCTTTGCGCTCGAAATCACCATCCCTTGGGTGAACAACAATTCCTCCTAGAGTTCCAAGCACGCCTGCAATTTCAACTGAATTTCTTAAAGCTTCGCTTACAGCCTTACAAGCATCAAAAAGTCCCAACTCTTCGGGTTTTCCGAATACTTGGTTTTCGATATCATAAACGTCTTCTGGGTTATTAACTAGGTGTGCAAGTACTTCAGAGGCTTGCTCTTCGTTATATCCAGCATTTTCCAATAATCGATTTACAACACTGACCAAAGAAGGCATAAGAATTTCTCGTGCAGGATCCCCTTCTGCCAATTCTTCTGAAATTTTTAGTGCCATATTAAGAATTACCCGTCCTCCTCCTGGAAGGATTCCATTGGTAAGACTGCTTCTAATAGAACACACCGCATCTTCAGCCCGATCACATCGTTCCTTAATATCGCCTGGAGAAGAGCCTACAACTGTAAGTTTTGCAATCCCAGACGTAATTTTTCCAATACGCTCTTCTAACCAAGAAGATTCTGCTTTTGATTCTGCTCTCTTAAGTTGTTTTTCGAGTTCTTCGGCACGATATTCAATATTGAATTCATCTGGTGTGCCATCTAAGGTACTTCTAAAGCGAGTAGACTCAAAACTTTCCATTCCACTTCCTAAATCTTCAAGCGTAGCCTCATGAATCTGATTTTTAAGACCAAACACTTTTGCTCCAGTAAAAGCTGCCAAATCGACCAACCAATGACTTTGGGCGTTCATGAATTGTGCCATAGGAGCCTTAATTGGGAGTACCCGTAGAGTTCCTTTTTGTTCGAAGTTAAAAGAAAGAGTTGAGATTACAGATTCTGAAAATCCATTAGCAACCAATACGATGCTTTTCAAGTCTTTTCCTGCCGCAGGATCTTCTTGGATTCTAGCCTCAATCGCATTAAAAAGAGGGCTCAACGATAATAGGTCTTGTATAGCGCCATCAAAAATTATAAATTTTGGGTTTTCCAAATAACAGCGTTGATTTCCCTGATCGTTGATAAAACTAGTAAAGTATTTACCATTACTTTCCTCAAGACCAATTGGAATTGGGTATCCCTTAATTCGTTCAACCTTATAACCACTTGGACCAGGAAGTTCTCGGATTGTAACGTGACTATTTTCGCCAAATCCAACTTCTTCAAAACATTTAAGTACAGCCTCCGCAAGAACCTTTTCTCCATTAACACTGACCGTAGCCACCTTTAATAATAATTCTTTGGATTCCTGAGTTACTGGAATGCTCTGTTCTTTAATGTAGGGTAGCAGTATTTCTTCCATAACTTTTTTAATACGTCTTACGGTTTTCTGTGGACTTTCTTTGGGATTTCTTTCACAAAAACCAAAGATGTTTTTGATTAGTTCATTCGCTAAAACTGCGGTTGTAGTCGTACCATCCCCAGCTTCATTTGCGGTTCTAAGTGAACAAGATCTAGCGACCTCAATAATACTATGCTTAAATGAATTTTGATGAGCCATCGATTGGAATACAGAAATTCCGTCTTTGCTAATACGATCCGAAATGTCCTGGTGGTCCGACTCCAAAAGGCAAAGTTTGCCTCCGGGTCCTAAAGTGGCACCAACTAACAGACTGATATCGTTCATAGTTTCCAATACGATTGATTTAATTTTTTCTTTGTCTGCCAGATAAAGTTTAGGTGCCGTTTTTGCCTTACGATAAGCCATTTGTTTTCTCCAAAACTTCTTTTAGTGTAATAAAATCAATATCATGATCCGTAGGAAGACCAATAATTGGGACTCGCCTATTGACATTCCCAAGAACTTCTTTGAAAGCTTGCGATAATTCATTAAGAATTCCGCTGTCGAGATCGTCGCCTCTCACAATAATGGCCAATGGTTCTCCATTTTCCGGTTTGATAATTTTTGTTTCACAAGTTTTTAGGTATTCAAGAATAGAATCGTTAGCCATTATAATCTCCTTGGTCTTTAAATATGTATATCACGAGAATTTATTTGTATTTTAACATTTTTAGAGTTATATTCCTATAAGTGGACGTAACTATAGTATCTCCCATTAAAGCCTATATATCGAATTATACAGAAGATGAACTTTATTCCCTAAGGAAAGAGCTCACTTATACCAATACCGCTATTCAGCATCTAATTAAGAGACATTCCGACAACTGGCGATGGAAAAATCAGAATATAAATTCTTGGGAAGCCCATCTAGAAGGTCTTAAAAAGGATCTAAAGAAATGTTTGGTATTCGAGGACGAACAAGGCTTCTATATTAGGCCAGGATCCATACCTCATTTATCAACTTTCAATTTACAAGTCGTAAACAACGTCCAGTACAAAAACTTCACCAAAATTCCTTGGAAGAACCCATTCAAATTTGAATTACATCCCTACCAAAAAGATTCTGTAAAGAATTTGATCGCGGAAAGACATGGAAATGTCAGTATTACTACAGGAGGAGGGAAAAGTGCTATAATATTAAACCTTTGTAAGGAAATGGGCTTAAGAGCCTGCATCGTAGTTCCTGGTAAAGGAATATTCCATGAATCTATTGAAAATTTTGAACATCATTTAGGTAAGAAAAATGTAGGCTATTTAGGAGACGGAAAAAAGAAGTACGATAAAAGATTTACGATTGCTATTGGAGACTCTCTTGCGAATATTAAGGAGGGAACTCCAGAATACGAATTCTTCTCGAATTTGGATGTATTGATTGTAGACGAATCCCATACTTTTGCGGCAGAATCCTTAGAGACAATCTGCCATGGAATTCTTGGTAAAATTCCCTACCGTATGTTTTTATCGGCAACCCAAAGCCGTGGAGATGGAAGTCTCCCACTATTACAGTCAATTATTGGCAAAACAGTATACGAATTAACGACTCAGGAAGGAGTTGAAAAAGGGTACATCTGTGCACACGAGTTTAGGGTAGTGTCTTTAGAATCTTCTAATCCAAGTTTCAGCGCTAATGACGGTCTTGCCCAAAAAAGGGCTCATTTTTTAAATAATAAAAATATAGCTTCTTTTATTGCAAAATTAGCCAATGCAACTGCTATTTCTCAAGGAAAACAAACTCTTGTTTTATGTGAAGAACTTAGCCAGATAGCCATGCTAATTCCTCTTCTGGAAATTCCTTATGCTATTGCACATAGCGAAAAGAATACCAAAAGACTCGCAGAATTGGGCCTACAAAAAGTAAAGGTCTCAGACAGTATTGAAAAATTCAATAAAAATGAAGTTAAGGTTCTAATTGGTACAAGTTGCCTACATGTGGGAGTAAATATATTTCCATGTCATTCTGTAGTAAATTGGTTTGGTGGAGCAAGCGATATCAAGGTAAAGCAGGCCGCCGTAGGCCGCAGCGTTAGGTTCGGAAAATCGAATCCTTGGGCGTCTAAGTGCATACCCAAAGATAAAGCAATTATCTACGATTTCCAGATTTTAAATAATCGTACTATGGAAAGACACTTGCAATCACGAATAGAATGCTACTTGGATAGCGGACAAAACCTCATTAAATACATTAAATTAAAGACTTAATTAAAATCCATGATATATATCTTTTAAGACAGCAACTTAAAGGAACATATTATGGCAAGACAACCTAGCAAAAAGTGGAAAGACTCTCATGATCCGTCTTTTGCCCAGTTAGCACTCGAAATTCAAAAAGCAATTGAACGCAATAAAGACGGTACTACCCAAAAAGAACAAGTAGAGGAATTGGTATCGGCAGAGCAGGATTTTCACGCATTGGTACTGAGTTACCGAATAAGTACTGAAATCTACAAAAGGTTTATTCAACTAATTCGAATTACAAACAACAATATCTTATCTGCTAGACCTTATTTTAGGGAATCCTCCATAACTTTTTCTGAAAAAATTACTCCTGCCTTAAAAACAAAGGATCCAGAGGCACTAAAGAAATTTAATGTAAACTACCATTTTGTTAAATTCTGCAAAGATCATTGGATTGGACTCTGGCCAAAGAAGATTGAAATGCTATATCAAAGGGTTAAGAAGGCAAGAACCATCCTTATTGAAAACAACATGCCATTAGCTGTGAACCGGGCTAAAATTTTCTATAGAAGCACGCCTAAAGGCCATCTAAGTTTTATGGATTTAGTTGAGGTAAGTTCCATGGGACTTGCTGCTGGTATTGATAAGTACACCGGCTCATACAAAAAGAATTACATGGGGGTAGCCATTGGTCGCATCGTTGGTAACCTAATCGACGCATACAGTGAGACCGTAATGCACTTTTATCCCTCAGATCGAAGAATCCTATACAGGGCCAACAGTATCCGTGGCAGGCAAGGAATTACGGATATAGAGGAGTTGACTAAAGCAGTCAATGAAAGTTTCGTAAAAGATCTTGAAGAAGGAAGAACCGCACCAAAACCAGTTACGGCCTCAGATCTATGGTATTTGATGTCTGCAGCTAGTCTTATTTCATCTGATTCAAATGATGGGGAAGAAGGGTTTGGGGTCTACAGTTATACTCCCGATAAAGCCGAAAATGCGGAAGAGACACTTAGCAAGAAACAACAAACTGAGCAAATTTCTGAAATTTCAAGAAGTATGCCGCTTATAAACCAAAAGGTGTTGAGACTTAAGGGTATTGAAATTTAATGTTGTTTTTTCTTTTAATTTAATATATGCTAATTTAAGGAGAATATATGGAATCAGAATTACAAATTGATTTAGATTGTCTGAAAGAAGATATTAATTTGGGTAATGTTAGGTCCGTACCTGCCAAAACAGTTATGGCCCTAGTAGACCGAATTGAAAGGTTAGAATATTATCTTGAACAAGAAAAAGTGATCAATAAATCTTTTTCTGAAATGGTAAAACTTTTGAAGCATGGAGCAGAATTGTGATTTTTTCGTTGAATAACCGATTATTGCTAGAAGAGTATGTCAAAAAAGGTCTCGAATCAAAAGTCGTAGGCGGCATTGCGACTCCAGGCCAAAGAGATGGTATCAAAAAATTAAAAATTCTAGCTGGAACTAGGCTTGCCGATGGAAGAGATATTCCTGCAGGATCGTATGCGTATTTAAGAGAAGAGGCCCTTCATACTCAAGCATGGTCATCTAAACTATTTACTTGCGAGGGCATTACTGGTAAATTCATCCTCGTTGATTTGCAATGGGTAGAATTTATTGAAACCAATTCCACAATATCAAAAACTCCGAATCCAGGAGAATAGTTTTACCCATAATATGAGAATCGGACGACTCTACATCAATTTAATAGACGGATCTCTAGAATTTGGATTGGAGACCTTTCCCTGTAAATGTAAGTGCATGAACTTAGGTTTCATTTACTTTATTTGGTCTGATGTAGACTGTAAATGTGCTGCCTGTAAACAGTTTGAGTGTATTTGTTCTTGCGAATGGTGTGATCAAAAATTTTATAAATGTGAATGTGGCGATGAATCTGCATGAAAAAAATATTGAGATGCGGAGATCCGCACGTAAAACCCAATAATTTAGAAGAATCCACTAGACTTCTTCAATTCGTATTAGACCAAGCTTTAGAACATAAAGTTGATGTGGTAGAAATTCTTGGAGATCTTTTCGACACTCATGATATCGTAAGACTTCGAGTTTTAAAATTTTGGCAATATTGGTTTACAGAATTATCAAATCAATCTTTCGAAACACGCATACTGGTCGGAAACCATGATGTCACCGGAGAATATTCTGATCCATACAGCGCCCTTCACCCATTCCTATCATTGGAAAACGATAATTTTAAAATTATTCATGTACCTTATTTAGATGGAATTTATGGCTATCTTCCCTATATCCACTCGAATGATAGGTTTATTGAAGAGGCAAATCTTCTTGCTGCTAATGGAGCAAGAGTTCTAGTAAGTCACCCTAATTATGAGGGTGCGGTTTACGACAACGGCACCCCTATTACTAGCGGTGTTGCCGATAGCGCATTAGATAGTCGGTATCTTCATCTAATTGGCGGCCATATTCATACAGAATTGGAAATTGGGCGTGTCTGGTATACAGGTAATCCGAGGTGGCTAACAAAGTCGTGCTCGAATAAGAAAAAAGGGATCTGGATATGCACTCATGATGACAGCGGCAAAATGACCGAAAAGCAGTTCATCTCAACAGAATCTGTCTGTACCCCGATCGTATCTGTGGTATGGAAAGAAGGCGAAGACAAACCTCAAATTCCAGAAAATGCCAAAGTTGATATCGAACTCATCGGCTCATCTGATTGGGTTACCAAAGAAAAACTTGCTCTAAAAGGTGTTAGTGTTTCTAGTAAAATTACCGATAGCAAAAGAAACAAAGAACGAAAAAGCGGTAGTAATTTACGAGATTTCATATTGAACCACTACAAGGCAGATGTTGAAAAAAGAACTAGAATCCTTAAATATTTAGGAGACTTAAACCTTGTCTGAATCCGAACCTACTAGCCTAAAAGACTTACGGAACCTCATGATGTTTTTTGGTCGTGTACCAGAAACGCACGTCAAGAATTTGCAATCACAACCTTTCATTTATTTCGATGGAGTCAAAGAAGCAAATGTTGATTACGATTTAGACACAAAAGCCAAAAGTTGGTTTGTTAAGTACGATCTTACTTTAGATAAAGAACCTGATTTCTTAACAGAAAGAAGTAAAGGGCTAGAAAAGGCCATTAGACTACTTTTTTGGAAAGAAGTCGTATTGCATATTGCAATAAACAATAAAGAGGTATATAAAAGTGAGTGATCCGAAAGATTTATCCGTAATTCCACATAGCGATTTTACCATGAGGGATCTTGAGTTGGTTGAGCAATTCAAAGAAGGGGGTATGCTCGGACTCCATACCTTAACAGACGTAGACGTAGAGAGAATGATGTCTCTTTATATGGACGGTAAAAGTTACAGGCAAATTGCTGCTTTACTTAAGAAAAACAAGACGATAGTTCTTTTTTTAGCTCATAAATTCAAATGGTTTGAACTTCGCGCAGAATATTTAGACGAATTGCATGCGACCCTAAAGGGTAAAATTGTAGAGGCCAAATTACAGGATCAAGAATTTTTATTGCATTTAAGTCTTGCATATAAGAAAAAAATAGGTAAAAATATAGATCAGTACTTAAGAACTGACAATTCTGAGTTTTACGACCAGATCAATAGTAGAGATCTAGGGACACTGATGAAAGTTATGGAAATGCTTCACAAATTAAATAGCGAGAATTTAGGCGAAAGACAGCCCCTTGTTGGTCTCAGTGGTATGAGTGAAGGTGTTAATATTACCAAAACAGGCCCTAATTCTGTCGAAATTACTCCAAAACAGACACCATTTGCATCAAAACTTAAACAATTTGCAGAATTAAAGCGCGAACAAGAAAAACAAGAAGCTGCAGAAAAAAGTGATGATATAAACAAAGAGTCCGATAAAATAAAAAAAAGCAGAAAGTGAATAGTAAAATGAATAAAATTGTGATTACCATCCTATTAGGACTAGGAGTTGTCCTTATCCCCCACAACTCTATTTCCCAGGGAAAGAGTTCTCCAGATTTAACCCCCACTGTTACCCTAACAAGTAAAAATTTGCTTGTATTGAGTGGTGAAGTAGATGGAGAAACAACTTCTGCTGTAATTTCAAGGGCTAAAGAACTTTGTGAAGTTAGTCAGGTTCAAAAATTGTTCGGAAAAAGACCAAAACTTAAACTTTTTATCAATTCCCCAGGCGGAGGCATTCAACCTGGATTAGAAATGATTGAAGCTCTTAGGGGTACCGGTTGTCAAATCGATACAATCACTACCTTTGCCGCAAGTATGGCTTTTCAAATTGTACAAAATCTGGATGACCGTTTAGTTCTTAAAAATGGCGTTATGATGAGTCACCACGCAGCCGGAGGCTTTGAAGGCTCTTTTGGTGGAGCTAAACCTTCACAACTAGATAGCCGGTATCAATTTTGGTTGGATCGTATTCGTGAACTTGATGAACAAACAGTATCTCGTACCAAAGGAAAACAAACCTATGAAAGTTACCTTAAAGAATATGACCACGAGATGTGGTTAACTGGTACTAAATCGGTACAAGAAGGCTATAGTGATGAAGTAGTACTGGTTAAATGCGATTCCAGTATTCAAGGTACTTCTAAGCATAGTTTGGATTTTATGGGAATTGCAATTTCTTATGAATTAGATAATTGCCCTCTAAATACTGCACCTATGAATATTAGTATGCTTCTTCCTCAAGGCAAGGAATTACCAACAGAAATTAAGAATGAGATTAAATCTAAGTTCTTAAATCAATTCTATAATTCTCAAAAACAAGAAATCCCAATGTACTGGTAATCAATGCCACTCATTAGCTATTCATGTACTTGCGGAATTAATTTCAAGAAGTACAAAAAAAATGCAACGGATGCACCACTTTCTCTCCCCTGCGAGTGTGGCCTAGAAGCTAAGAAGGCTTTTGGGCTCACTTCTTCTTCCCATAAAATTGTTATTGATAATGGCCTTATGTCTCGTAGACTTGAAATTGATCCAGAAATTATGGAGGTCAATGATGAACGATCAAAAAGAGATTACTCTGAAGAGGATTAATATGAGCAACCTAACCGAAGAAGAAATCGAAGAATTGGCCATTAAATCTTTTCAGAATATGGGTACCCCAGAAAAATTCCTGTGCGGTGAATGTGGTTGTTGGTATAACAATCCAGAATTTTTTGAGCATCCTTGCGTAAAAGAACTTGAAAATAAATAAATAGTATTATATTATTACAAAGTGCTTATACCAAAAAAACTAAAATTTAAAGCTGTAGGTAGATTCGTAGAAGAACAAGTTCTGGACTTTACCGCTCTCGGTTCCTTCATTCAAGTTGACGCCAAGAACAATAACACTGGTGGATCTTCTGGAAGTGGCAAGACTACTCTATTTAGAGTATTAGAGTATAACCTGGGCCTGAATGACCTGTCCACATCTCTCCTACAATCTAGGCTAACAAAAGACTCCATTTCTACTACTGGCGAATACGATTGGGATGGCACTCCAGTCATAATTGAACGGAACAAATCGAAGTTATCGATTACAGTAGGCGATCAGGTAACTACCGGTAGCTCTAAAATTACTGAAGAAAAGTTAGATGAAATTCTAGGTATGCCTAGAGATCTATTTAGAAAGATTCTCCATAAAAGACAGGGCGAGGGAGGATTTTTCTTGGACATGGGACCATCCGATGTCCACAAGTTTCTAACGAGTTGCTTGAAATTAGAAGATGAGCAAAAGAAAATCCTGAAACTGGACGATATCCTCAAAAACCTATCTAGTAAAGAGATTTCTCTTAAATCAGAAGTCGAATCTAATAGAATGGGGCTTGAGGCATCAAGAAATGCCCTAAATAGCCTTGGAGAGACCCCTAAACCGTCTTTTAATGCAGATTACATCGAGTTGCTAAAGATTGAACACCTCAACGCTACTGACCGATATGATATCGCGGCGAGTGCTTATCACAACGAAAAAATGGAACTGGAACGGTCTAGACCCATAACATCAGTGTCTCCTTTTGACAGAAGTTCAATAGAAAAGGCCGAAGTCGAGATCAAGGAAATTCAAAAAAAGACGAGTGCCTTAGAATCTGCCGAACTTTCAAGACAATCTGAAGTCAAAAGTCAGATCGAACAGATTTCAAAGAAAATAGGTGATCTAGAGTTTTCGGAATCTTCAAGACAGTCTGAAGTTAGGAACAAAATAACTTCTTCACAATTGGAAATCTCCAATTTACAGAAAATTGAGCAAAATAGACAAGCGGAAATCAATGCTAAGATTTCTACCAATAGACTCGAATACAATAAAGCCTCAAATTTGGTTCAAAAAGGCGACCAGGCTAAAGAAGAGGCCAAGAAGTTGGCTGTGGAATTAAATAAGATTAGGGCCTCAATTTGCCCCACCTGTGAACAGGGATGGATTACAGAGTCCGTTAAGACCAAAGAAGCAGAGATCCTTAATAAATTAGGAGAGCACAGGGCAACAGTCCTTGCTGGCGCTGAAGCCCAAAAGACCAAAGCAAGTCTGAATGAACAACACGCAGTTCTTCTTTTGGAAGTTGGTCCGCGTACAGTACCAGAAATCAATGATCTGACAAATAAGATCGCTCAATTAAGATTAGACTCAACTCCTAAAGAAATCCCAGAAGTTTCTGGTCTCAAAGCACAAATCGTTCAATTGAGATTGGACGGTACCCCTAAAGTTATTCCAGAAGTATTGGAACTTAAAGGACAATCTGAACTTAAAGAAAAAGAACTTCAAGCGTTTCGCCAACAAGAGCGAGATCATCAATCTAAAGAAAACACTAAAAATCAAGAAATACTTGCTGAATTTGCAAGAAAACAAACTCAACTGGTGGAAAAACATGAACCAAACATCAAGGCGTTTTTAGAACAAAAGAATAAGGCTCTTTCAGACCGTGAGATGGCCGAACTTAAAATTAGATCGTTTGAAGCAGAACTTAAAAGATATTTAGATTCTTCAGTCAAACTCAATACCCAATTCGTCGATTACGCGCATATCGTGACTCAAAAATCAACTGATTTAGTTTCTATCCAAGAAGAAATCGAGATCGTAGAAGAATCCAAGAAAGCTATAAAAAGCCACTTATCCTGTTCATTCGATGATGCCCTAGAGTCTATTGGCGATAAGGCCACAAGGCTTATTAGGCTAATCCCTAATATGTCCAATGCCACTATACAGTTTGAGGGCACCAAGGAGACCAAGGAAGGCAAGGTTAAGGAAGAAGTCGTCTGTATGGTTAGTATGGACGGTGAAATTGGAGTGCCTCTTAAATCGCTTTCTGGGGGCGAAAGATCTAGTTGTGACATGTGCGTAGATTTAAGTATCATTAAATTCATTGAAGAGACTACCGGTAAGGGTATTGGGATGTATATTATCGATGAGGGTTTCAATGGGCTAGATACCACCTGCATCCAGGATGCATTAGAGATGCTTAGAGAATATAGTGTTGACAAAAAACTATTTTTAGTAGAACATAATCCTATAGTGTCTGAATCCATTGAAAATAGAATTTTAGTGGTGAGAGATGGTTTGACTAGTAAGATTATTCAGCAATAATATGGGGTTACGGTGATACTACTTGAATTGACAGAAGAAGAACTAAATATTATTAAGAAAGCGATTATTACAGAGCATAAATTAGATGAACAGTTACTGTTTAACGAAAAACAGAAAAAAGAGCGTCTCTGCCTATCTACATTAACTAAAATCGAACTTACAACGCTCGCGCAAAAAGACACACTGATTAAATACGATGACTTTGAAAATATGGTTAGCATAGCAAAACAAAACTACGTAAGGTTAGGGACAGAGGTCTTTCTTTCGAATAAGAAAGTGGAAGAGAATTATTTTGTCTATCTGTGTTTTTTAGAAGCTTTTACTTCTTGGTTAAACGAAAAGAATTTGCTTAAACGATTAGCCCGTTTTGATTTTACTGATAAAAGATGGTGATTTATGAAATGTAAATGTGGAGAACAGGGAGAACTTAAAGTCTTTAATACTTTTCAGTATTATTTTTGCAATAAATGCAAAAAGGAGATAGAAGAGTGTAAAATTGAAGAAAATCCCAACAATGCTAGCGTTGATGATTTCTATCTTGATTTGGCAGAACAAAATATTAAAAGCGCCTTAAAGAACATAAATGATTATTTTCAGCGTGATCAGGGCCAAAAAATAACCATTACTATTCCAACAAGTACCAAACTTCATTATAAAATTTATAGAAATACACAGGGTATTTATAGAGAGTTACATGTCAAAAGTGACAGTAAAAACTGGGAAATAATCGAAAGGAAATAATATGGGTCGTCCAAAAAAACAACCGTTATCAGAAATGCAGAAAATGGCTAAGAAAATTGGTACAGATGGAGAGGATGTTCTCCGAGAACTAGAAGGTATGTCTGTACCTGAAATCAATAAACGTATTGCGCAAGCAAATCAGGCTATCTCAGAAACCAAAGAGGAGTTGGAAGCTAACGATAAATATACGGCAGCAAAGAATGATGTTAAACTCCTCAGTTCTGGATTCCGTGAAGTAAAGGCTCGCCAGAACGCAATTATCGGTGTTGCAGTGAAACTTCGCCAAGAAAAAGGCGAGTCTTAATTGGCTAAGATGAAAGAATGGACTAAGATCAGGCTCATGTATGTTCTTAGTCCAGTAATTTTTGTTGGAATTATAGCCTATGGAGCTATTCTCGACATTAGCGACCAAATTTCGACTAAATTGCGTAGGTTTAAGAAATAGGATATGGATACCAAACGAATACTTAGTATTGATCTCAGCACAAAAACAGGTTGGGCTTCAGTAATAAGTTCGGATGTGGGTATTGAATTGGAAGGTTACGGTATGATTCCCCAAATTCCACAACCGAATGGTCCTTATCCATCATGTTTTATTGATTGGGCCTATTTGGTATTTAATGGTATAGAAGGACTTATAGAGAAATTTAGACCTGATATGCTTGCCATAGAAGAAACTGTGGCGGGATCAAAAGCAGTATATAGCCAAAAGATTTTAGAATATTCTCATTTTTTACTTGCTAAATACATAAAAGAGAATAATATAGAATCTATATACTTACTAACGGGCGCTTGGAGAAGTGAAGTTGGCTGCAAAATGACCAAAGAAGAATCTAAACATAATAAGGAAGTTAGGGCCTATAAGACTAAACATGGCACCAAGTTAGCTCGTGATATAAACGGTAAGATTGTTGGTAAGTTAACCAAGAAGCATATCAATATTAGGAGAGCAAATGAAGTGTTCGGTTCTTTTTTGAGAGAGCCTCTTAGAAAAAAGAATGAAGATGAAGCCGACGCACTTTTACTAGCGTTCGCACTACATCTTAGAAGACTTAATAAAAATAAGTCTGAAGAAGTGACCATAGAAGAACTTTTAGAGAAAGATAAGTTATGAGTGGATTTTGGGAAAAAACGATTAATACGGAATCAAATATAAGAGCCTACGAATCTATCGCGCCAGAACCTTTGGTGTTAGACGAAGAAGCTGTATCTGAAATTCAAGAAGAACACTTTGACGTATATGAGGAAGAGGAAGATGACATTTCTGTAGTCATGGCAGATGCAAATCTTCGCCTTGAGATGGGTCGTCTATATCAAATGATTCTTGAAAATGATATTTTTGCCCAAACGAACGCTGATCCTCGTGCGATTAAAAACGTACAAAGAGAGATTCGTCGTCTGGTTAGAGAGAAACTGGAAATCATGCTAGGTATTCGCCAAGATCAACCTACGCAACAACAAACCATTGTTTCGTCGCCATTTAACGATATGGAAGTTAGCGCCTTAAAAATGCTTGCTTCTAAGATCACAAAGGGAGCCACTGAAGAAGTTGAATATAGTCGAAATACCCCAGTACCAGTTCCACAACCTAAAAAGAACGGTATTACCGCAATTAGCGGTGAACTTAGACCACAGACTACTCCTGTACTAAAAGCACCTGAGCGACGCCCAGTAACCAAAAGTTCTTCGCAAACTCCTGCTAAAAGACCAGAGCCTAAAAAAGGTGAACCAATTATTAAGTCCGCAATATCAAATCCAGAAGGAGATTCGCTATTAAAAAAACCAATTAACGAAATGACCCCGGAAGAATTAGTGGAATATGATAAACAAGCGCTTGAGAGACGGTCAAAAAACAAAGCCGCCTTACCTTCAAATCTTGTTCCTCATCCTTCACCCCAAGAATTAGAACTTAGATATATGGCCCATGCTGACCAATTTAGTGCGGTAGCAAACACCATAAATTTAATTTCTGGTAATAAATAAGTAGATAAATAAAAACAAGGAGAAAAATAAAATGTCAGATAACAAAGATACACGAACTGCTGGTCAAAAAATTGAAGATCTTGAACGAGTGGTGTCAATGCTATATCAATCCGTAGGATCTCTAGATGGGGCCGTTAAATCCCTATTAGGAACCCAAAGGGATATGGTTTTGGTACGGGATGCTTTACGCCTACTAAACAAAAAAACCGAAGCAATTATTCAGACAGCAAAAGAAGAGTCTGGAATTTCTGCCTCTAATGTATCGGCCCTAGTAATTCAAATGAATGTTGAGGATTTAAAAACTCAAGTCCAAGAATATATCAGCCGAGGAAATTTAACTCCAGCAGATGAAGTGTCTGCCACAAGTTACTTGGTTTGCGAAGAGCAAAATCTAGATGGAACAATTGCGAATCCACGAATTCAATTCCGTTTAGATTCTCAAGATGCGGATACCCAAGCTACCTTGACTGGTAAGAAAGTTGGAGATACAGTTTCTTTTGGTGAAGGAAAGTATAGCGCTAAGATTCTTGAAATCTACACTTTGGTAGACAATCCAGGTGCTGCTCAAAATGCTCCCGCTCCCGCTGCAGAGACTCAGGCCCCTACAGATCAAGCAAGTAGCGATACTTCTGCCCAATCAGCAGCGCCAGCCGATGAGACTCCTGCTCCAACCCAAACTCCTCAAGCAGCAACACCTGCAGCCCCAGCACAAAACAGTCTTCCACAAGAAACTCCGGTAGCTTTTGGATTAAGTTTTCATGGACAACCCGAAGCCGAACTATCTGCTCCGAGCACTCCAGGTCAGAATTAATCTGACTCCTACAACACAAATAATAAGGGTAAAACATGGACGGTTTTACCCTTATTTAAGAAGGCTAAATCATGAAAAAAGACGGACCAAAAATTTTAATATTTGATATTGAGACCGCGCCAATGTTGGCCTATGTTTGGAGTATTTGGGATCAAAATGTTGGTCTGAATCAAATTAAACAGGATTGGCATCTTCTTAGTTGGTCAGCAAAATGGCTGCAGTCCGAAGACCGAAAACGACTTTATGGTCCCCATTCCAAAATAATGTACATGGACCAATCTAAAGAAAAAGTTCTAACTAACGATAAGAAAATATTAGAGGGCATTTGGAAACTTCTTGATGAAGCAGATATTGTCATTACCCAAAATGGGGTTAAATTTGACAGTAAAAAATTAAATGCACGGTTCGTTCTTAATGGAATGCAACCTCCAAGTTCTTATAAACATATAGACACTTTTCAAATAGCTAAGAGATATTTTGGTTTTACTAGTAACAAACTAGAATATATGTCGGATAAACTTTGCGTTAAATACAAAAAACAAACAAAACGTAAATATTCAGGCTTTGAACTATGGAAAGAATGCTTATCTGGGAACAAAGATGCCTGGAGAGAAATGCAAAAATACAATAAATACGATGTCTTATCCTTGGAAGAACTGTATCATAAGTTAATTCCATGGGATAATTCAATTAATTTCGATATTTACAGAGAAGACCATGAAATTACCTGTAAGTGTGGTAGCAAAGAATTCCAAAGAAATGGGTACTTTTATACTGCAACTGCCAAATACCAACGATTTAAGTGCTCTAAGTGCGGGTCTGAAACCAGAAGTCGTAAGAATTTGCTTTCAAAAGAAAAAAACGAAACTATTAGAGCTAAAACTATTAGAACTTAACTTTTCATGATATAATCTGTCTAAGGATAGGACGATTTCGTGAATAAAGCCGAAGAACTTGACAAATTAGATAAAGAAATAAAAACTGCTGAAACAAGCCAGAAGTCTATTCAGACCAATATTGATCAGTTATCCAAAGAAATCAATATATTAAATAAACAAAAAATAGAATTAGAACAAAATCTAGAATTCCATAAAAGAGTTGGTGTAATTCCGCTTGCTCATGAGTACGGGAAATCTAAGAGAGAATTAACCAAAGTCACAAATCGTCTTAACCTTATTACGAGTGACCATAGTAAATCCGTCCAAGGTCTTGATCGTGTTAAGGAAATCATAGTAAAATTTAGAAGGGACTACATGAGACTATTAAACTCAAATGAGGATAATGTCGTGCGAGCCATTTTTGGAGTTAAACGTGGAAAGAAGTGAAATGGAAAAAAAAGTAAGAGAAGAAGATGATTTCATCCATTCTCCAAAGTTCGGGAATAGCATCAAAAGATTTTTAGCAAAAATGGAAAATCCACCAGAAAATACAACCATTGGGCGACTCCTTTTACTTTCAGAAGAAGAAGTCGAAAAACTATACCAGGAATCAGTTGTAATCCTTCGAGAAAAAATGCTTAATAAATAGATATTGACTTTAAGCCAAAATACCATATACTATTATGGTATGTCAAATTACCTCTGTTGCATGGATAGTGAAACTGGCGGCCTAAATCCCAAAGAAGCAGATATCCTAACTCTGTTCATGGCCTTAACTGATGAAAATCTTAAGGTCATAGCTGAATTAGATCTAAAACTTAAACCCAATGATAGAAATCCCACAGCAGATGAGGGCGCTTTAAAGGTCAATAAAATTGATATTAAGGCCCATCTAAACGATCCCAATACGATAACATATAAAGAAGCAAAAACTAAAATTATTGATTTTGTCACGCCATTCCTTAAAAAAACTGGTCGTCATAGTAATTTGATTGTGCTCGGCCAGAATGTGGCTTTTGATTTGGATTTTATTTGGGAACATATCATTCCAAAAAATGAATGGAACGGCCTTTTTAGTTACAATGTAGAAGACACAAAGACAGCATCGTTATTCTTGAAAAGATGTGGATGGTTGCCCTCGGATATCGGTACTCTTAAGAGTTTGGTAGAATTCTTTGGAATCGCAAAGCGTGAAGCCCATGAAGCTAAGGGCGACGTACATATGACAATCGATGTTTACAAGGCAATGATTTCTCTTATGGAAAGCAAAAAAGATAGCGGTGGCCAAACGCAAGATCTAATCAGTCTTCTGGAGGCAGAATGAACATCAAAGTAACGCGCTCACAAACTGAAACCTACAAGGTCTATATTGACAATCGTTGGCAGGCAACCATCATGATCGAAGATTCTTCTGGACTTCTTTCGATTCAATCGGAATATGGGCATTTTAGTCACTACTGGGGAACCGGTGGAAGATCAGCCGGAAACACTTTTAAACAGGAACTATTACGCTTTGGACTAGATTACGTACAAAATAAACTCAGTTACAATGACGATTTAGGTCATTGGTTTAATTTCGACGAAACAGTAAAAAGAATTAGACAAGACATTCTTGAGAAACGTAGAGAACGTAGAATTGAATCTCCAGATGCTAGAGTCTTGTGGTATGAAGCAGACAATCTTGAGGAATGCAAGACTTCATCGGAATTTGCCCATCAATTGTTTGCTAAATATAGCCTTATGACAGAGCTGTATGATGGAGACTATCTTGCTATCCCTATTATTACAGAAACACACCCAAGACTTAGGAAATTCATGGAAGTGGTTTACCCAATTTTTAAAGCAGAACTTGCTAAAGAAGAAGCGTGTTTGGAGACAGTATGAAAATATGGTTTGATTATTGTAGCATGGAACATTTCCATGATGATTTTTACAACATAAAACTTGGTATTGGTTGGTATCGTCACGCCAAAACACACAAATGGTGGGGTTTTACGGTAGAATTTTATTTCTTTAAGTGGGTTGTATTCGTAAACTACGTAAGTAATTGGAATGAATATGACAAGAAAGTCAATTATAGAAAATACAAAAAATGACATTACTGATATCGCCTCACACGCATTGCGAGTCTAAACTTACTGGATCACCGCTACCCTCAATGATTAAAAGGGCAGTAGATCTTGGTCGAACCCATTTTTCCTATACAGATTTGGGTCATCTATCAAGTTGTCTCAAAGCTTATGGGCAGGCCAAGGCCGCAAATTTAAAATTTGCTGCAGGTATAGAATTCTTTTTTAAGGATTCTTCTTGTCCGATTGTTGTGGGTACTAAAGCCGATCGATGTAAGTATTTTAATGCATCTATTTTTGCAAAGAATCAAGATGCCTATCAAGAAATCGTAAGAGTTGTTTCCTCAAATGATATGCCCAAAATCAAGATCAGAGATGAATTGGAATCTCTTTGGTCTTGGAAGGATCTTGAGCGCCTAAGTAAATCTGATACCCTCCTTGTCCTAGGCGGCCCTCATTGTATGGTTGGTAAAGCGATGCTTGCCGATACTCCTGAATTGGCAGAAAAGATCCTATTAAAGATCCATAGTCTTTTCCAAGATCGACTATCTATGTCCCTAACCTGCGAACCATGGGAAAAGAAGTATGCGACAGTCATAAAAATCAAATACAAAGATGGAACTTCTGACTCACTTCTTTCCTCGGATCTGGTTACCACCAATAAGGCCAGAAAAATTAAGGCTAGCGATTTAACTAATAGAAGTGGGCACTTTTTGGTTAAGTCGAAAGTGGTTGGAAATACATTTCATCAAGTAGATAAAGAAATTGCGGAAGTGACGGAACATAGAGGATTCCTTCCCCTTCCAGTAGATGTTACTTCAACTATCAATAAGTTTTTCGTGGAAATGCACAAGAAGCACGGCATTAAATTGCTTGCTTCGGACTACGCTTTTTATTCAGAAAAAGAAGACCACATTGTTCAGACCATGGTTCTTGAGGGCGAAAATAAACTAAAAGCTAATCTGCACATGAAATCTGCGCAGGAAATCCAAGAATATTTAACCCATAAACTTGGCCTAACAGAAGAAGAGTCTACTAAAATTATCGGAAATAATAACGAATGGGCAAAAAATTTTGATAATTTCGAACTAAAATACAAATGGCGGCTTGCTGATGCAGGGGAAAACCCACTACAACAATGCTTAGAAATTATTAAGAAAAAAGGATTAATGAGATGGAAAGACACTATTTGGGTTGGCAGGCTAAAAGAAGAGATTGAAGTTCTGGCCAAGAACGGTATCTTCGATTTATCCCCCTATTTCCTTCCTATTCACGATGTAATCAACCATTATGAAGAGAATGGTAGGTTGCCAGGTCCAGGACGAGGAAGCGCTGCTGGGAGCCTTGTAGCCTATCTAATGGGCGTCACCAAAGTAAATCCTTTTACCTACGACCTTAGCTTTAACAGGTTTTATTCAATGGATCGGATTAAAGCTCTTAAACTCGCCGATATTGACTCAGATTTGGAATCCAGAGATCTTTTGGTGGGAGAAGATGGAAAAAGCGGATACCTTTACAAGAGATGGGGAAATAAGGCTGCCCAGATCAGTACCAGAACTAAGATTAGACTTAAATCTGCTATTAAAGACACTAACAGATACATTAATGGGTCTGTCGAGAAATCCATTGAAGTATTTGCAAAATCTCTTCCAGATGCAGACCAAGGTATCACAGATGAGCAGTTCATTTTTGGTATGGAAGATGACGATGGAAATCATATTGATGGGTTAATCGAAACTTCAGAGCCACTTCAGAAATATGCAAATGATAGACCTAAAGAGTGGGCGATCGTTAGGCAAGCACTTGGTATTACAAGAGCATTCTCACGTCATGCCTGCGCCTTTGTTATTGCTGATAAGCCTATCTCAGAGATCGTACCCATTAAAGATGGTAATGTGGTTCAATACGAGGCAACTGCAGCAGAAACGGCTGGACTAATTAAGTACGACTTCTTGGTCATTAGTCAGTTGAAGGATATTAGGGTTTGCTTAGATCTGATCAATAAAAAGAATAAAGAAAAGCATAAGACCGGTTACTTCACGAATAATGGGGTTTTGACCTATATCTGGGATTTACCTACTGACCAAAAGACATATGAAAGCGTGTGGGGAGGCAGTACAGAATCATGCTGGCAAATTAACACGAACTCAATGATCCCTTTTGTTAAGGGCATAAAACCTACAAGTATTGAAGATTTATCGATTATTCTATCCCTAGTTCGTCCAGGCCCTCTCGATTATATTGACAAAGAAACAGGGCGTAGTATGGCCGAAGAATATGTTCATAGACGCGATGGTGGTGAATATAAAGACGTTGAGATTCTAAAAGAATTGATTCCTGAAACCCATTCGGTTCTAGTCTACCAAGAACAGGTTACTAAAATCGCAAAGCAACTTGCCGGATTTTCTGGATCGGCTGCCGAAAACTTACGAGAAGCCATTGGTAAGAAAAAACGCGCAACTATCTTAAAAATTAAGCCCGATTTTATTGCTGGATGCTTAAAGTCCAATAAAATTACGGAAGAAGAAGCTCAAATATTATGGGATCGTATCGTAACCTTTGGTCGGTATGCATTCAATAAATCTCATGGTGTTTCATACGCATTCGTTACATACGCCTGTATCTTTCTGAAACACAATTACTCATTAGAATGGTGGGCCGCAGTTCTTACTAATGCAAAAGAAAAAGAGATTTCCGGTAAGTTGTGGCCATATGTTAAGCACTTGGTTGCGGCTCCAGACATCAATCTTTCAACAGATGAAATGGAAATCGATTATGCTAATGGGAAAATTAGAGCTAAACTTGGCGTCATTAAAGGTATGGCCGCCGCTACGATTGATCCAATTGTTGCTGGGAGACCGTATAAAGACATAGAAGATTTTGTAAACAAAGAAGTCGCCGGAGATGCGGTAACAAGAAAACTCATCCATGTAGGAGTATTAGACTCATTGTTCCCTCCAAAACTTGAACTATTGCAAAAAATGCAACTGTTCGAGGATCTACTTGAAACCAATAAATTTAACAATAAAATTGCTAGATCTAAAGAAGAAGGCAAAAAGACTAGATTAGAGGCTCCCAATAAGGGCGTAATCAAAGAAGAATATTTGGAAATTGAAAAGTATCCTTTGAAAAATGCCGCAGTTCAAAAATCAATTTTGCCAAGTCTTTTGGTTGGTCTAACAAATTTGGGCATAAATCACTCAAGTCTAATGGACCGAAAGACAATGTTTAAACAGGCAGTAATGACAAAAAAGGCCAGAAAAAAACGCCAAGACAACCCCAACGCTAAATTAAACCGAGATGATGGCGACCATTTGCCCCTATTAAACGGAGAAGAATTTGAATTCGTTGATCAAAAATCAGCAGAAGCATCAGTTAAAGACATTGAATTTGCGGTATTTGGATATGTTGTGGGTACGAGCTTCTTTGACTATAGTGCAAACACAAAACAGGCCTTGAAAGTAATTATTGATGTAGATGGGTATGTAAAAGAACATGTTATGTGGCCTAATTACTATTCCGAAAAACTTGAGCATCCTAAAGAATTAAAAAAGGGCAATATATGTATGTTTTTAATGAAGAAACGCCAGGGTAGCGGTGATCCTGCCGCAATTGAAGAAATCGTAATTGAGGCTTGATTTTAAACAAAATAGATGGTACTATCTTAATATGAGACTTACTCCTCTCCTTTTAACCCTACTGTTTGGTCTAACGCAAAACGCGCATTCGGTAGGGTTATCTGGAAAATGTGTCAAGCGCCAAATACGGATAGCCGTAATCGATACGGGATTTGGCTATAGTGGAATCAAAAAAGACACAAAGCTTTGTGGTATAGGCCATACAGATTTCTCAAAGGATCATAATTTTATATATATGAGACCACTTAGTAATTTGATCCCCAAAGACACAGTTGGACATGGTACCAATATTGTTGGGATCATAGAGAATTACGCCAAAAAATCCAATGTAGATTATTGTATCGTGATCCTTAAATTCTATTCGAAAGATCAAACCGATAAGCAAAATTTGAAAGCTAGCATCGCTGCAATACAATTCGCTACCGAACTTAAAGCGGATTTTATCAATTATTCAGGTGGAGGCCCATCAGAAAACGCAGAAGAAGGACGGGCAGTAAGGAAGTTTCTAGATCAGGGCGGAAAGTTCATTGCTGCGGCTGGTAATGATGGAGAAGAGATTGGAACGGGAGATACAGACTTTTATCCAGCAATGTATGACAAACGAATAGTTGTTGTGGGTAATTTGGACAAGTATGGCGTAAGATCTAAAACATCTAATTACGGCAGATTTGTAAATAGATGGGAAATGGGCGAAGACGTTACGGGTTACGGGATCAAACTTTCTGGAACTTCGCAAGCAACGGCTGTAGCAACGGGCAAAATACTTGCCGCTAGTGAAAATAAATGCACCTTAAAGAAGAAATAAGTTGCATAAAAACAAAATAAGAGTAGGATAGATAAAGATGGATTTCAAAGAAGACTTTAAGTTAATAAAAAGTAAAGAGATCGATACCGATACCTTTCTTAAAATTAGTAAAAATTTGATGAGTGGAAGAATTTTCGTAGAATTTTCTTGTAAAAATCCAAATCTCATGATACAAAAGAACTTTGAGGATTCATTATACGGGAAGAAATTGGCCGATACTTTCTCAAGAAGTATCAAGAACGCAGATCAAATCAGAAAACATTTTGGAATAAAAACGGAGAAATAAATATGTCACTAAGCACAATCCTTCAAGAAATTGAAAAAACATTACCGGTCGCAACACAAGATCTTACTTTGGGAAATGAAAGTACTTTCCGTGGTAGACAAGGAATGAAACGAGCTGCCGTTGATCGTATTGAACAACTAAAGACAGATTACAAAAAGGCTCTTATCGAATCTACATTTTTTATTATTCTAACAGGTGCCAATCGCACTCTATTTAATGAAGTGGCTTCTAATCCCGATTTTGAATGCTTTTCGGTAGATCCAGACAGTTTTTACGATGACTTATCGTCTCGTGTGGACGCCAAACTGTTTGGTCGTGAGTCTACCAAATACCTATTCAATATTGCAAATAATGCTCTCTACGATAAGGCCTTAGAAATTGGTGTAAGCAGGAATTCTATCATGGAAATCAAATTCGATGAAAGATACAATAGAGCAGTGAAAAACCATCAAGAATTAGCTAACCTATTAAAACTCGCAGTAAATGACCAAATTGGTTCGGAAATCGTTGGGTTAGATGCTCTCAGTTCAATTGTTGATAGGGCTCTAGCAAAAAAACATGCCGGGTCTATCACCCCAGTATTACTTAATACAGGAGATGAAAATTTCGCCCTAGATCTACAAAAAAATCTTACGCGATTAAAGACCAAAACCTTTATTGTGGTTGCTGGAAAGGCATCTAAAACTCTTCAAAATCTTCCTGGAGCGTTTGTTGTTAAAAATGTTACGGAAGAAAGTGTTGGCGAAACGCTTAAGTCTATTCGCAGTAAAATCTAAGGGAAATATGGAAAACAATAATAGAGTTGATCTAGAGACACCGGTAATTACCGCACTAGCAGTGGCATCTAAAACACCATTCTTAACGGCCTTTAAAGCTACTTTAGGTATTGGTTTAGCAAGATTCCTGATGTTTTTTGGTGTAGTAACAACAATCGTTTTGGCAGTTAAAGTTTTAAAATAAGGAGAAAATATGGAAGCGACATTTGGAAAAAGAGATTATGCAAAGAAGAATTATTTTAGTCAAAAAGACGGAAATGTAATTTTTCGAATTATTAAGCCTTTAGAACAATACACGAAAGATACGCATGGATGGGCAAAATTTCACGCAGTAATATTTGGCTACAAGAACAGTGAAGGAAAACTACGTCCTTTTCAAAGCGCTCAAGTTAAACGTGATGGGGTAGTATTGGTCGAATGTCCTGCAATGAAACGAATTGAGGAACTTACTGCAAAATTAAATAAGGCCAAAGAAGAAGGAAATGATGATTTGGTTGCTAAACTCAGTAAGATAGTGGGTTACGGTGGAAACTACAGTGTTGACAAAAATTTTCATATGAATGTTATTGATTTGCAAGGAAATATTGGAGTTTTAAAGCTCAGATCAAAAGCAAAACAGGCATTGGAGGATGAACTTATTAGGCTTGAACAAGAAGAAGGCGTCAATGCGCTTTCCGATGAAAACGGACGCTTTTTCGTATTCAATCGTTCTGGATCTGGGAATACTACTTCTTTTAAAGTAAGTGTTTATAAAGAAAAAATTGATGTACCTAATGTAGGTCGCGTTGAACGAGATGTTATTCATAAAATTACTCCAGAACTAAGAGCAAAAATCGACCGTGAAGCTCAAGATTTAAACAAAATTGCAGCAAAACTTACCGTTGAAGAAATTGCAAGAATTGTTGCTTCAGCAGATATTGCTACGGGCAAGACCCCTGTTTGTGATGAACTGTTCGACAATCGCTGGAAAGCAGAACGGGAAGCTCGTGGAGGTTCAAACAATCGTCGCCAAGAAAGTGCTCCGGCAGCTAGTGCTCAAACACAAGCTCCTGCTGCAGCAGCCTCTACACCGGCCCCTGCAACTCAAACTGCGGCTCCCACTTTTACTGCACCTTCATATGCAGCCCCAGCTACACCTGCAGCGCAAGCCCCAGTTACGGCTACGACTCCAGCAGCCCCTACATTTGCTGCAGAACAAAGCCACGAAGACTGGTTAAAAGAAATCGGAATTGATCCAAATAGCTAAGGAGACTTATGGAATTAAATCCAGAAGTAGATCTGTCCGTAGATATTCATAATCTAACTACAGAGTTTAGAAATTTGCCAGGGCTATTGTTTCGTTACTACCAATATAAAGCAAAAATTGAGGCGGTACGAGACAATGCCAAGGCTAGATTAAAAGAAACTAGAGCTGTAGTTTATAAGACCATAAAAAGCGATGTTTCCGTAAAACATAGCGAAAATAGTATGGAAGCCCAAATTGATTCTCATCCAGATGTTCTAAAGGCCCTAATGAACCTGGTTAAAGCCGAACATGATGCGACTACCTGGGCAGGTGCAGTAGAT